CAGCCGTATCTGGAATACTGGCTGGAAGAAAACTTGGGCAAGGGGGTGATCACGTGAAAGAGCCTACGGTCTGGGAATATGAAAGAGAAGATTTCATGACAACTAAGCCCTACGAGGAGCTTTATCAATTCCATGTGCAGCCATTCGTACATGCCACGCAGATGGAGTCCCTTGCGGCCTACGCTGCCTCGAAAGGATTCCGGGGCTTCAAGTCCATGTACAAAAAATACGTGGAGAGCCTGAAGGCTCAGAGCGGCACCCTCTACATCGAAAACGTTACCCAGTTTACCAATCAGCCGCTGGAACTTAACGCCGACGAATGGGAAGCCGATGACCTCGGGATTCACAAAAAGAACGGTTTCAATGATGAGATAGCCTGCCCACACCCCATTATGCCGGTGGAGCGACTGGTGAATATTGATACGGGAGAAGAGAAACTGCAGCTGGCATACCGGAAGGGCGCCGTCTGGAGACATCTCATCGTCAGCAAGACTGTCCTGGCCAGTTCCAACAAGGTGACGGATCTGGCAGGCTCCGGCATCGCAGTAAACAGCCAGAACGCCAGAGCATTTATCCAGTATATCTCCGACATGGAAAACCTGAATTACGATCTGATCCCGGAGAAGAAGAGTATCGGGCGCTTCGGCTACATACCAGACGCGGGCTTTTCTCCCTTTGTGGACGGTCTGATCTTCGATGGTGACGCCAATTTTAAGGCGATGTTCCAGACGGTTCGGAGCCGGGGCTCTGAAGCTAAGTGGCTGGAGACAGCAGCTGAGGTACGGAGCATGTCCATCACAGCCCGAATCATTCTGGCTGCCTCTTTTGCCTCTGTGCTGCTGGAGCCTCTGAACTGCCTGCCATTCTTTGTCCATCTCTGGGGTGTCGATTCTGGCACCGGCAAGACGGTTGCTCTGATGGTGGCTGCCAGCGTGTGGGGAGATCCGGCTGTCGGTGCTTATGTCAAGACCTTTGACGGTACTGTGGTCGGCATGGAAAAAACAGCCGCGTTCTTGAATAATCTCCCATTCTGCCTTGATGAGCTTCAGCTGGCCAAGGACAACAAGGGCCGGACTATGTTCGACGTCTACAAGCTGGCGCAAGGCGTCGGCCGCACCCGCGGCAACCGTGCCGGTGGCGTGGATCTAACGCCCACGTGGAGAAACTGCATCCTGACTACGGGAGAATCACCTCTGACCGGAACGGCCAGCGGCGCCGGCGCTGTAAACCGCGTCATCGACATCGAATGCAAATCATCCCAAGCTGTCATCAAGGATGGTATGCGCATCTCCAATTCCGTCAAACGCAATTTCGGCTTTGCCGGTCGGAAGTTCGTAGATCGGCTTTACCAGCCGGGCGTGGTAGATCAGGTATCAGAGCGGTACCGTGAGCTGTTCCGGATCCTCAGCGACCGTGACACCACCGAGAAACAGGCTATGGCTGCCGCCTCGATCATTCTGGCGGATGAGCTGGCCTGTCAATGGATCTTCTCCGGTACCCAGCAGCCATTGACAATCGAGCAGATATCAGAGTTCCTGGCATCCAAAGCGGCGGTGTCCGCCGGTGACCGGGGCTATAAATATCTATGCGACTGGGTCACGCAGAACTCGAACAAGCTGTGTGGCCGGTCTGAGAATCCCAATATAGACGTGCTAGGCGCATTGGAGCCAGGACGGGCATATATCATCCGCTCTGTCTTTGAGCGCATCCTGCAGGACGCCGGATACTCGACAGCGGCCATGATCTCATACCTGAAGCAAGAATCCCTGATCGAGACCCGCGGGCGTGCCAACACCAAGGGGAAGCGTATCAATGGTATCCCCACGGAATGCTTCTGCCTGCGGCTGCCCACCGTGGAGCTGGATGACGAGGAAGATCCGGATGAATTGCCGCTGTAGTGTGGAACATGAGGAACATGCGTGGAACACAGGTTCCACGGCCCACAACCCTTGCGCCGCAAGGCTTCCAACCACTTTTTTGGTGGGGTGTGGAACTGTGGAACAAAAAATACAGCATATATAAGAGCGTGCATATATATGGACATTTGTTCGAGTGATATATATGTGTAAATTTCGTGGAAGTTTTTGAGAATTTTGTTCCACGGTTCCACGGTTGCCCCGTAACCCTTGCGCCGCAAGGCTTTCAGGTGTGGAACACGAGTTCCACGGTGTTCCACGGTTCCACGTTTTTGGAGGAAATCTATGGAACTGAGAACTTATCAAACCGAATGTATTGACACGGTCGAGGCGCAGCCGCCTGGCGCGTACCTCGCTCAGATGGCAACAGGCCTTGGAAAGACCGTTACCTTTGCGAATCTTCCCAGGCATGGAGGCCGAATGCTGATCCTGTCCCACCGTGAGGAACTGGTAGAGCAGCCCCGTAAATACTTTGATTGCTCCTACGGTATCGAGCGTGCCCAGCAGCACAGCCACGGTGAGGAGGTTGTCAGCGCCAGCATTCAGACGCTGGTGCGCAGGCTGGATCAGTTCGATCCGGAGGACTTCCGGCTTATCATCTGCGACGAAGCCCATCATGCGGCCGCCAGCACATACCGGAAGATCTTCGACCACTTCCGGCCGGAGAAGCTAATTGGTTTCACCGCTACCCCTAATCGCGGAGACAAAGTCCGGCTGGACACGGTGTTCAGCAAGATCATTTTCCAGAGAGATCTTCGCTGGGGCGTGCAGAACGGATACCTCTGCAACATCCATTGCCGCCGGGTGGATATAGGCTTTGACCTCTCTGCAGTCCATACCCGCCGCGGTGACTATGCTCCCGGTGAGTTGGACGAGGCCATGGACGGAACCGCTGATGCCATCGCCGAGGCATATCGGAGCATGGCGGTAGGCGCCACGCTGATCTTCGCCGTCAGCGTACATCAGGCCGAGGAGATTGCCAAGCGGATCAAGGGTGCCGTGGTAGTCACCGGCGAAACCAAGGATAGAGCGTCCATCATCCAGGCCTTTACCGCCGGCGAGATCCCCTGCATCGTCAACTGCATGGTATTCACCGAGGGGACTGACATTCCCCGCGTCGAGACGGTCATCATCGCCCGCCCTACCCAATCAGAAACACTTTACGCCCAGATGGTAGGCCGCGGCCTTCGGCTCTATCCCGGGAAACAGCAGCTGGAGTTGATCGACTGCGTGGGTATTACCGGGAAGACGTCGCTTTGTACGGCCCCGTCTCTGCTCGGCATCGATATGGCGAATGTGCCGAAGCGGAAAGAAAAGGACATCGAGGGAGATCTATTTGAGCTGCCGGAGAAGATTGCAGCGGCATCAGACTCTCCGGAGAGCTGGGTAAAGAACATCCACCTGGTAGATCTGTGGGCACAGGAGCAGAAGTATCAGACCCATGACGTCAACTGGTTCAAGATGCCGGACGGCTCTCTGGTGTGCTCGCTATCCAACAGGCAGCGCATCACGATTCCCTGTCCGGATGCGCTTGGTATGGTGAACCTGGCAAGCGGCGCCCGCTGCGGGATGCAGGAAGCGCTTGATTTGGCGTACCTCACGCTGATCCGTGACCATCCCAATGATCGGATGTTGTGGGATCTACAAGCCGTGCGGAAATGGGGAAAGTCCCCTGCAACGGCGAAGCAGCTGGAAATCATCAAAAAGCGCTGTAAGGGCTTTGACACCGCCAACCTCAGCAAAGGTGACGCAAGCCAGATCCTGAACAGGCTTCTGAATGAGCCAAAGAAACGGAGGGGCGCATGAAGCTGTATGTATCAAAAGCGGAAGACCGCGATCAGGTCATCGTGATCCTCGCCCGGAATGGGTACACCGTCCGTCAAGGCAAGGAGAAGGATCCAAAGAACAACAAGACCGTGACCTTCGTGGAGGTGATAGAGAATGGCAAGTGAGGCCCAGCATCAGGCTTACGTCATCAAGTGGAGCCAGCAACCCTCTATCCGCCGGCAATGGCCGGAGTTGGCCCTGCTCCATCACATACCCAACGGAGGTACCCGCGATCCGGTTGAGGCAAAGCACCTGAAGCAGCAAGGCGTGAAGTCCGGCGTGCCGGATCTGTGCCTGCCGGTACCGCGCGGCCGCTACCACGGCCTGTATATCGAGATGAAGACCGAAAGCGGCCATACCACGGCCGTGCAGGAATGGTGGGGCGAACGCCTTCAGGCACAGGGCTACGCATGGCGTGTCTGCCACGGCTGGCAGGCTGCTGTAGCACTCCTGGAATGGTATCTGCAGCTATGAGCACCGGGTTCTCATTCCCCTGGGAGAAGGCTGCGATGCGCGGCGAGGAGTTCCCCGATGGCCTGTCCCTGCCGGATCAGATGGCCTATACCGCCCTGCGAAACACTTACCGGGCCTATTACGACAAGACCATTTCCCGTGATGCGGCTGCTGCTGAGAAGCAGCGGATCCGTCTCGCATGGGAACGAGCCGTCAGCAGAGTAGCGTTTGACCAGAGGCTGACTACCTACCATGTGAAAGTCATTCGGGAGACCGAGGCGGCCAAGAACGCCTTCAGGAAGGATCCGACGCCGGCAAATGCGCTGCGGCTCTGCAATGCGATGGACGGCCTTCCACCGCCTGATACGGAAGGGAGCCTAACACCATGAGTGACTACCGGCACTGGACCTCTGACGAAGAAAAATACATCCAAGATCATTGGCGATTACAGACCGACGGCGAAATGGCCGCTGCGTTGAATCGGTCGGAGGGTGCTGTACGCACCAAGCGCCGGGAGCTGCGCTGCTCCCCACAGAAGACCTGGACGCCGGAAGAACTGCAGTACCTGGAAGATCATTGGGGTACCGTGTCGATTCCTGGAATCGCCAAGAAGCTCGGGCGCACGGTAAACGCCATAAAAGTCCGGGTGGCCCGAATGGGGTTGGGTGGGATGCTGAATTCCGGTGACTATGTGACCTTCAACCAGCTGATGCGCGAGCTCACGGATAACGGCCAATCGTACAGCTACCAGATGAAAAGCTGGGTGAAAAACCGGGGAATGCCGATCCATACCAAGCGCGTGAATGCGTGCAGCTTCCGTGTGGTCTATCTGGAGGAATTCTGGGAATGGGCAGAGCAGCATCGGAGCTTCATTGACTTTTCCAAGCTGGAGCCCCTGGCGCTGGGCAAGGAACCGGACTGGGTAGCCGAGCAGCGCCGCAAAGATTATCAGTCCTTTGCCCTGCAGCGGAAGGATCCCTGGTCTCCGGACGAAGACAACAACCTGATCCGGCTTCTGAAGCAGCAGAAATACGGATACGCAGAGCTATCCGAAATCCTTCGTCGCTCTGAGGGGGCCATTGTGCGGCGCTGTAGAGATCTGGGGTTGAAGGAGCGGCCGGTGAGAGCGGATCCCCACCGGAAGGGTGGCAGCTGGAGCGATGAACAATACCAGATTCTCGCCGACGGCATCCGACACGGAGACAGCTACTCCATGATTGGGCGTATGATTGGAAAATCAGAGAAGGCCCTGCGCGGCAAGATATACTTCACCTATCTGACGGAGGATGCTGATAAGGTTCGCGCCATGCTGGGTGATGGGCCGTGGGGACACGGAGCGCCGGAGCCCACCGTGCGGCAGGGATTCAGCCTTTCCAAGACAAGAACAGAGGTCCGGAAGAACCTGTCCATCCTCGATGCACTTCTGCGGAAACGCATGAACGATCTCGGCTATGACCCATACTGGCAGCGGTTCATGTGCGCAAATTGGGATCCGGTGAAAGGCTGCTCTGCTGATTGCGCCGACTGCGATTCCTGTACCGAGTTTCAGCGAATACGCCCCCAATATTGCCGGATGTGCGGCGGGGAGTTCCTGGAACGCAAAGAACAGACTTACTGCCCGAAGTGCCGGGCCATGCGGAAGAAACAAGCCCAAAAGAAATACGCCGTGCTCCACGCTCGGGGCCGGTACTGACCATTTATCTTTGATCCACCACGAAAGGAGACGCAAGATGGCAAAATGTAAAATCTGCGGAAAGGCTGTAGTTACAGCCCATGTATTCCACCGTGAATGCTGGCAGGAGGAGGTAGAGAAGCTCGCACAGGTATTCTGCGATAACTATTGCCGCTGGCCGCGCGAGTGCCCCAACCAGGACGAGCTGGAAGATAAGCATTGCGACAGCTGTGATCTGATCCGCGTCCTGAATCTCGGATTGTGAGGTGCAGTCCATGAAGATAGAAGAATTGATTACGGCCCTTCGTCGGCTGAAGGTAGAGACTGGGAGCCTGCCCTGTCTGGGATGCGGCTATGAGCACGGCTGCTCTCTTCACGGTTGCGTAATTATCAATGAAGCCCTGGAACGGATCACGATGCTGAAGGAGCATTTCAGCGAGGAATCTGCCTTGAAGATGGCGGCACAGGCCTTGGAGACCACGCCTGAAGCGCTTCGCCAGAGCGCGCAGTTCCATGCCGGCGATACGGTGTGGGTGCTCACGAGAGACGAAGATGGTGTGCCCAATGACGTTGACGGCTATATGCTCCTTGCGGTAGCTGGGAATGCAGTCATCGTCACCTCGTTCGTTGATGACCGGGATGACCTGGACAGCACGCTTGCCTATCACATCAGGGAAACTGCCGTGAACTTCGACTCCGATCTGGCTGTGTTTCCGCTCTCTGACTGCTATGCGGTCTATGAAGATGCCCATGCTGCGTTGGATACGGAAACCGAAGGCCGCGGCTGAAGGAGGAAGTCATGAATATCACTATTGCTTCAAAGCTCATGGAGCTGTACGCAGCCTGCCCCAAATGCGGCTGCGAGGTCATCGGGAACGGAAAAGGCTTGCTGGAATGTGATACCGCCGCCGGCTTCTTCAAGCGTTCCTGTGGCTGCGGCTGGCACGTCGAGGTCACGGAGGGGATCACAGAGGGATCTCTGACCGAGGATCCTCCGGAGCTGCCGACCGAGGATGAGGATAAGCCTGAGCCCGTAACCTTTGCTGATCCGGAACCCGAGCCGGCGCCCGAGCCCATTTCTGAACCCGAGCCTGTGTTGGAGCCAGAGAAAATCAGACCGTGGAATGGGTTCGTACATATCCGTTGCGAGGCTTGCCACAAGGAATCCACGACCTGTCTAAGGACGCCGACCGACACCTACATCTGCAAGGAATGCGGACATGAGATGCCGCTTCCCAAGGCGTACCGCGCCTACACCAGATGCGAGTGTGGCCAGAAAGGAACCTATCTCACCAATGTCACGGATTGGGCCTTCGACATTCCCTGCGTCCGCTGTGGCGCACCGAATACCGTGACCTATAACCCGGGGCGGGACTGCTACGGCCCCGTCGGCAGCACCCATCGCAAGACCAAACCAAGAAAGAAGAAGTGAGGCGAAATGTATGAGTGAACAGAAAGATTTACAGGAGCAGCTGCTCTTGAGGGCGCAGGAGTGCCGGAAGTCGGTGCTGGTGATCACCACGAATGGTTTCCAGATGCGTGGCGTCATCGTCGGTTCTGACCGCTTTGTCATCGCTCTGAAGGGCGATGGGAGGCTGCAAATGGTTTATAAGCACGCGATCTCCACGATCGTGCTAACGGAGGAACAGTTATGAAGCGTGAGACTTACCAGCGGGGGCTGCCCGGTGTCAAGTGGGGCATCTGGAATTGCCAGAGGAAGTGCTTCCAATTCGGCATCTGTGAGGATACGCCCATGCTGGCAGAGGCGAGACTGCACCAGAAGATCGGCGACGATGCGCGAAAATGGCGCTTTGAACCGAGGCAGCTTCCGGGCAAATACGCAACTTTTTCACCCGTTTTATAATATCCGTTTTCGCCCCCATTTTTATGCCCAAAAACCGAATATGCCGGAATGACCACCAAACCATTGCCGGGACTATATTTTCAAGCTGCTGAATCACCAGTTTTTTACCTAAGTTATAGAAA